CTTGGGAAGAAATGTTTCCGACGAAAACGCTCCAGGCGCGGAAGCAAAATGCTATCGCGCAGCGCCGTTATTCGGGTTTTGCCAAAGAAATGGAGTGCAAGCTTGTTCAATCAGAGACGACGTGCTTTAACGCAAACTGGCTCCGCCTTTACGATGAGGTGCCGCGCCGCGGCTCGACGGTGATTGCAATCGACCCAGTTCCGCCACCAAGCGACAAGCAACTCGCAACGAACCTTAAGACTAAGGACTATGAAGCGATTTCGGTTGTTTCTCGTGTGGAAGGAAACTACTATCTGCTCGACTATGCGGTCAGTCGAGGCCATGACCCACAGTGGACCGAGGCCAAGCTTTTTGAATTCGCGCTTCAATATAAGCCGCTTTGCGTGGTCGTTGAAGCCGTCGCAGCGCAACGATATCTCAAATGGTTCTTGCAAAAGGCGATGGAGCGACGGCGACGGTTCATTCCGATTAAGGAAACGCCAAACGATCAGCGGTCGAAGTTCCATCGCATTGTGACTTCGCTGAACGGTGTTGCGAGCGCGGGGCGCTTTTGGTGCTCAAAACACCATTCGGAATTCATTGTTCAGTTCGAAAATTACGGACAAGGCTACAAGGGGCCAGACGACTTAATCGAATCTGTATCAGTCGCGGTCAGTGAGTTGACAATGCCGCTGCTCGAACTCGGCCTTGACGAGTACACAGACACCGGAGAAGTTTCACCGTGGCCCCGCGCACGGACTGCACCTTGAAAGGTTAAACGCAAATGCCTTCGATGACAAAAATCGTCCCGCCGCGCGACCCACTTCACAAGAAGCTTGTGGACATGCTCTCGTCGCGCATTAAGCTTGCACAGAAGGGGCAAAGCGACCAGTACGCGAAGTGGCAAAAGGCCGAAGACACTATTCTCGCCTATGTGCCGGAGAGTGATCTTGACGCGCAGCGCCGAACCAAGCGGGAGTCGAACGGTGAGCCGAAGTACACCACGATCAAACTTCCGTACACGTATGCGCTGCTTATGTCGGCGCATACTTATCTAACTAGTGTGTTCTTTGCGAGGTCGCCCGTTCATCAGTTCGCGGGGCGCCACGGCGAAACAGAGGATCAGGTGCAGGCGCTCGAGGCGCTTATCGCTTATCAGACGGAAGTTGGCGAGTTGCTTGGTCCGTACTATCTTTGGTTGTATGATTGCCTCAAGTACGGGGTGGGCGTCATCGAAGAGTATTGGGAGAACGAGGAAATTCAGTTCGCTTCGATCCAGGAGCAGCCCGATCCGCTCGATCCGGCACAAATGGTCAAGATGCAGATTCGGGCGAAGATGCCCGGCTACTCGGGTAATCGAATTTGCAACATTTCACCGTTTGACTTCTTGCCGGACCCTCGGGTTGCAACTGGACGCTATCAGCAAGGCGAGTTTGTGTTTGTTCGTAAGCGTCTCTCCTGGGAAACGATCGTGCGCCGAAAGGCGCAAGGCTACTACATGAACGTGGAGGAGCTAACGGAAGGAGTCTGGAAGGACTTCGCAATGTCGGTCGGGAATGACCCACAGCAGAGTCAGCTTGTGCGGCCCGAGGACAATCTTTCACTCATTACGGACAGTGGTGACGTCAAACGGCCTTCGATCATTACCGTTTACGAGGGATGTATCTCCATTATTCCAAAAGAGTGGAAGCTTGGCGACAGTGACTTTCCTGAAAAGTGGATGTTTACGATCACGGGCGATCTTTCAACGGTGATTGGCGCGACGCCGCATGGCGCGATGCATGGCCGCTTCCCTTACGGGGTTATCGAGAGCGAGGTTGAGGCTTACGGTACTTGGAACCGTGGAATGCCCGAAATCATTGAACCAATCCAGAATGTGCTTGATTGGTTACTCAATCAGCATTTCTTCAATGTGCGCGCCGCGCTCAATAATCAGTTCATCCTTGACCCAAGTAAAATTGTTGCGAAGGATGCCGAAGATGGCGGGCCGGGCTTCACCTATCGGCTTCGACCTGAAGCCTATGGACAGGATATTCGAACCTTTTTCCATCAGGTGCCTGTTGCCGACGTGACGCGAGGGCACATTGCGGACATTCAGTCGATGTTTGGCATCGGTGAAAAGGTGTTTGGGGTCAATGACCAGATCATGGGGGCGCTTAGTGGAACCGGGCGAAAAACGGCGACGGAAGTGCGCACGAGCACTGGTTTCGGCGTCAATCGACTCAAGACGATTACTGAGTATGTTAGCGCAACGGGTTTTTCGCAACATGCGCAACGGCTTGTGCAGAGTTCTCAACAGTATTATCAAGCCGAAAAGAAACTTAAGATTGTCGGGGGACTAATTAAAGATATGTCGCCAAGCGCGGCGATGGCCTTTATTGACGTGTCACCTGATCGCATCCAGGGCTTTTATGATTTCCTTCCTGTGGACGGGACGTTGCCAGTGGACCGTTTGGCACAAGCAACTATGTGGAAGGACTTGATGCTTCAAATGCGAAACGTGCCCGGCCTGATGATGCAATTCGATATGAGTAGGATTTTTGCTCATGTTGCGGCACTCGCAGGAGTCCGTAACGTGGACCAGTTTAAGGTTCAAGTAGGAAGCCCACAGCAGCTTAATCAGCAAGCGGAAGCTGGCAACGTCGTGTCGATTAAAGCTGGAAGCAATCCACGCGGAGTACCAACCGCTGGAGCGGGAGGCGGGGCGCCCGCGCCCCTTGCACCCGCGCTTTCACCTCAACAGGAGTAGCACGTTATGACCTTGCCTTCACCAGAACAGGTTAACATCCTAAAACTTGGTCGCATTATGCGCGACGGAGTTAACTCGGAGTTTTGGCTCGCTTTTAAGCAAGTGCTCCAGCACCATATCGACACGCGCGAAGCACTTATTCGGACGCCGCTACATGCACTTCCGCAAGTAGGAGCAGACGGACTGCCAACTCCCTACGCGGCGGGCGATCTTGCGACGAGGGCGGCTGTCATGGAGTCCGTTAAGGGGGCGCTTATCACCTTGAAGCTCGTCACAACACTTCCTGACACAATCATCGCACAGGCAAGTGATCTTGCCAAGGAGAATTCAAGTGACTGACACGCCCTCCGCCTCGCCTCCACCGACACCCACTACGGGTGCCCTCGCTTCGGCCCCTTCGTCTACGCCCGTTTCGGAGCCTACTAACTCTGCCTCGCCACTTGCCGATGATTTCTCTCAACTTGGTGAGCCCGACGACGACTTCGTTGAGCTTGCAAGTGAAGCACCTGCGCCTGCGGAAGTTGCTCCGCCTCCCGCCGAACCGGCAAAGCCCGCCGTCGAGCCGCCTAAGGCTCCCGAGCGCCGGTGCCGGAAGCTCCGAAGGAGATTGCGGCGGCAGCCGCTCCTCCTCCGTCGGAACCGCAAGCCCTGGCTGAACAGCTCACAGAGCATCGTGCCGCACTTATCGACGCGATCGCCTCCGAGCGGTTCAAGCTAAGTCCTGAGGAAATGAATGCACTCGAAATCGACGCTGCTGGCGCGATCCCGAAGTTGCTCTCCCGTGTGTACTATGAAGCTGTTACAGCCTCACTGAACCATATTCAGAATTTTGTTCCGCAGATGCAAGCGAACTTCCGTAAAGCCGAACAAGCGAACGCGGAAGCCGAGAAGGTCTTTTACGGAGCTTTTCCGACGCTTGATAAAGCGAAGCACCACGCTGATGTGATGCAGTTTGCCCAGCTTTTCCGAACGGTTAATCCGAACCTTTCGCGAAATGACTTTGTTGCGATGGTTGGGGCCGCCGTTATGGCGAAGCATGGCATTGCGCCGGGAGCGCCTCTGAATGGGAAAGGCCCAAGTGTCATTCCTCAACCGGCTGCTACTCCTCCGTTTGTTCCCGCTCAGGCGGGCGCGACGGTGAAGATGACTCCCGAAGAGCCAAGCCCGTGGGCGGGCCTCGGGCACGACTTTGAAGAGTAGTGGCTAAGCGATAAAGGACTTTGACCATGACTGGTCTAGCTGGCCTTCGCGGAACAGGCGACTGGGGCACGGATGAGCGCCCAAAGAATTTCCGTGAAAGCATTTTGTTCTTCTCCCCGAATGGAACGGCGCCGATCTTTGCGCTTAGCTCGAAAGCGGGCAAGAAGTCAGTGAACGATCCCGAGTTCGCCTGGTGGGCGGAATCGAACAACATCTTCCGTTTGCAGATAAACGGCGCACTCGGTTCTGGTGACACGACGATTACGGTGGACTCGGCCGATCCAACAAGCACCACAATGAGTGCGCTCTATGGTAACGCCACGCACTTGAAGCCGGGCGACTTGCTTCTTGTGGAGAAAACGGACCAAGCGACGTTCGACAACGAACTGATCCAAGTCGATACAGTGTTGTCGGCGACGCAGTTCACTGCAACGCGCGGAGTTGGCGGAAGTTCGGCGGCGAGTATCAGTGACGACGTGTTCCTCACATTGATTGGTTCGGCTTATGCGGAAGGCACGAGTGCGCCTTCAGCGACCAGCAAGAATCCGATCAAGTTCTCGAACTATATTCAGATCTTCAAGGATAGTTACGAGATCACGGGAACCGCCGACAAGACGCTCGCGCGAACGGGCTCCGCTTGGAGCAATGACAAGAAGCGGAAGATGTTTAAGCACTCGGCCGATATCGAGTGGTCGATGCTTTTCGGGCGTGCTTACGAAACCACGGGCGACAACGGTAAGCCGTTGCGGTTCATGGGCGGACTTCGCGAACAGATTCCGGCGAGCAACACGACTGTGTTTGCTTCGGCGGTGACGGCAGCGAGCTTTGCGGACGCCGTTGCGCCCTGCTTTAACTTCGACTTCGGTGGCGGCGACACGCGCATCGGCTTCATGGGGAACGTTGCCCGAACAGAAATGGGCAAGGTGATCCAGGGAACGACTGGCATTCGGATGGAACTCGGCAACACCATCAAGATGTGGGGGATGAACTTCCAAGAGTTCATCATGCCAATGGGCAGGCTGTTGCTTAAGTCGCATCCGTTGCTCTCCCGTCATCCGCGGTACGACAACTCGATGTTTGTCGTCGACTTTTCCGTAATGAAGTACGTCACGATGACGGGAAGGCCGGATGGAAAGACATACGACGACGTGCAGAATAAGGACGAAGACGTGCGGCGCGGTTATATCCAGAGCGACTGTTCGCTCATGGTCGACGGCGGCGGCTTGACCTGCGCCTATCTCGGCAACATTAGCGCAACCTAACTTGAAGGTGCGCTGGAGCGCGGCAATCCCGCCGCGCTCCCTGAACGAACCCTGAAAGGTTCAGCAAATGCGAAGCAATGTTGAAGGTTCGAGGCTGAGTGGAAATCTCTTGATGGAGAAGAACAAGCTTGGCCATATTTTCCAGTTGTTGGGCGCCACGTTCACAATGGACGCGGACATGCCCCCGCTGGTTTCGCTCGATCCGGGCGGTAGCGCTCGGACTGTTCTGCTTCCGGCTGAGGAAAAGGGTCTGTGGTTCCTTATCAGCAACACGGCGAACGCGAGTGAGCTTCTAACGGTTAAGGAAGACAGTAACACGACCACTATCGCAACGCTCGATCAGGACGAGTACGGGCTGTTCTTCTGCTCAGTGAACGAGGCGGGGGCGCTCGAGTGGCGCGCTCTAACGCCAAGTGGCATTGGTGATGCGCTCACGCTTGGTAGCTTGACCGTTTCAGGCGCGACTGCTCTGAACGGCAACACCGACATTGGTAATGCGGTGACGGACACGGTCGGCTTTTATGGTTCAACGAAGGTGGTTCAACCTGCTTCGGCGAGCCAAGCGGCGGTGACGCTTACGTTTAAGACTGCTCTAGTCACAACTCTTAAAACAGCGCTCGTTACCACGCTCAAGACTGCTATGACGGTAACGGCGGCGACCGCCGCCGGCACAACGGGCGCCATCAAGACTACGGGCGCGGCTTATGGCTATACGACGAGTACACAGGCGAACAAGATCGTTTCGCTTGTCAATCAGCTCAAGGTTGACATGGCCGCGACGAAAGCTCGTGTAGACCAAGGTGTGGTCGACGTGGCCGCGATCAAAGCTCGTGTGGATCAAGGTGTCGTTGATGTTGCTTCAGTTAAGGCTCGTATCGATCAAGGCATCGTCGATATGGCGGCTGTGAACGTGCTTCTAACTGCGATCCGCGCTGGCCTCATCCCGACTTCTGGCGTTGGTGTCCTAAAGGGTGCTGCGTAATGCCGCGCGTTCTGCATTTGGGAGGCCTCCGAAAGGGGGCCTCTCAGAGGCTCTTCATCGCGACGCCGGTGATGGATTCGCCAGACCCCGAATACGTTCATTCAATCTTGCAAACGCAACTCGCCTTGTTCGCCGCGGGAATTGAAATGGATTGGACGCTGCTCGTTGGCGAGTGTCACGTTGACGACGCGCGGAATTTCCTCGTTCGTGAGTTTCTCGAAAGTGCTTGCACGGATTTGCTGTTCATCGATGCGGACGAAGGTTGGTCGCCGGTTGAGCTTGTGAAACTTGCCGGTTGGGACTGCGATGTGGTAGCGGGCGTGCTGCCACGGAAGGCAGACACCGACGAAGGATATCCGGTTCGGTTGCTTCCAGGCGAAATCACGACGGATTCCCGTGGCTTGATTGAAGTCGAGGGCGTCGGTACAGGTTTCATGCGGATTCGTCGCAATGTTCTCGAACAGATGTATGAAGCGGAACCTCGAAAGCACCGTGACAAGTTGAACGAGGATCAGAAACACCAAATTCCGATTCTTTTCGAGCGCGACTACGTAGACAGTCTTCGACTAAGCGGCGACTACGCTTTCTGTCGCAAGTGGAGGAAGCTGGGAGGGAAAATCTTCATCGACCCGGACATGGGTTTTGCACATGTTGGGACGAAAGTCTGGACCGGACATCTTGGGCGCTACCTGTGCCAGAAGGAAAACCTGCTCACCCCAAAATTCTGTGCCGCGTTTAAGCGAATTCAGTCTGGAAAGTGGACTTTCGCTGACTTTGAGCAGATTTACGCTGAATGGAACAACCCGTTTTCGCTCGACCCAAAGGGCGCGGCAGCTCTATTCGAAGTTGCTCGAACGACAGTCGGGCATATTCTTGAAACGGGCTCTGGGCTTTCAACGTTGCTCTTCGCAGCCGCGGGCGCGGGGGTCTTTTCGCTTGAGCATGAGCTTTCGTGGGTGCAGCGAATGAAAACGGCGGTCGTGCAACTTGGGCTTGGGGACAAGGTCGAGCTTCACTACGCGCCGCTGCGCGAATACAAGAGCGGAAACATCTGGTATACGATAGATACGGTCCTCCCAGACCACGTGGGTCTAGTGTTCTGCGACGGACCTCAGCGCGCGTGGGGAAGGGACGGAATTTTTGAAATTCTTGGCCATTTCGATGCCGCGCCCTTTATTTTCGACGATGCAAACGACGAGGAACTGTTGTCGAAGGTCGAGGCGTGGGCAAAGGGGCGTGGCCGCTCGGTTCAGGTGGTTGGCGAAGGACGGAAACTTGCAGTAGTTACTCCGCTTGCAGAGGTTCGAGAGGCCGCTGAATGACCTACACGCGCGCAACGGCAGTTTCACGAATTCAGCGCGGGCTCGGCTTTCGCACCGACCTTGAAGATGAAATCGTCGATGCGCTGAAAGAGGCGCAACGGTTGCTTGAACGTGGTAAGAGCCTTCCATATTTCCTTTTGGGTGAAGACCAAACGCTCACAGTTGCAAGCGGGAGCGCCGATGTTTCGCTCCCAACAGGCTTTATTCGGGAAAAGCAAGACGAGCCTCTTCGGTTCACGGACAGCGACAACAACCTTATCAAGCTTGAGAAAGTCTCGCTCGACGTGGGCGTCACGCGCTTCGCAGACGTTGACGCCGGAAAGCCTCAAGCCTATGCGCTGCGCAAGTCGGCGATTAAGTTTTTCCCAACTCGCGACACTGCCTATTCGCTTACCTGGAGCTATTTCGTTGCAGCCGACGAACTCACCACCGACATTACAAATGCGTGGTTGACGAACGCACCTGAGGTGCTCGTGGGTGCGGCGGGCATGATTATCTCTTCGGACCTCGGCGCAAACGGCGAGAAGGCGATGGCGAAGTTCCAGCAAATGTTCAATATTGCCTGGGCAGGTGTGTTTGCAGAAGGCGTGTTGCGCGAGGACGAGAACAAGCCTGTGATTGTTGGTGGGAGGCTATAGTGGGGCTCGAAGCCGCAACCTTTATTTCAGACTTTACAACGACGAACCCAATTTCAACCGATGTGGTTTCGCAAGGGGACGACCACGTTCGTTTGCTTAAAACGGTTCTCAAGGCAACATTCCCGAATGCAACGAAAGCGTTCTACTTTCCAGACACGGCGGCGAAGTCAGCCGACTTCACCATCGTTGCGACTGATCTGAACAAGACCTTCCTTGTTACGACAACGGGCGGGAACGTAGCGGCAACGTTGCCTTCGCTTGCGAGTGGTGATGCAGGATGGTTCTGTTATATCATCAAGGTTACGACGGATGCGAATGCGGTGTTCATTACGCCCGCTTCTGGCACGATTCAGTCGGGGGCGGTTGCGAGCTTGGCAAAAACGCGCCGCGCGATCCCCGGTATTCCATCCCGCGTGTGGTGGACGGGCAGCGCGTGGTTCGCAGAGCGCGCAGAAAAGGCTCCTGTTGGCGCAATTATCGATTTTGACGGCGCAACGGTTCCGGTTGGGTACGAGCTGCCGAACGGGCAGACGCTCAGTGGGACGGCGGGGAGTGTTTATCCCGACTACTATGCGGTTAAAGGTGGGTTGACTACTCGCGACGTGACGGGCCGTGTAATTGCAATGAAGGAGGCGAGCGCCACTCGCTTAACAACGGCGGGCGGTGGCGTAGACGGAGCAACGCTTGGTGCTGCTGGTGGGGGAGAAACGCACACACTAACTACAGCAGAGCTTGCAGCACATACACATATTGCCTCGTCAAATGTTACTGACCCAGGGCACGCTCATACATTGGGCGCAGGTGGTGGTGGCGGCAATCTTCAAAACGGCGGGACAATTATTACCACGTCTGGAGCCGGTTCTGTGGCTTCAGCGACAACCGGAATAAGCGTTGCGACAACGAATGCAAACGCAGGTAGTGGTACGGCGCACGCAAACGTGCAACCGACCATCGTGCTCAACAAACTTCTTGTTGTGGAATAGCCCAAATGACCACAGTTGCAATTGTGGGTTGGATTCTTGCCATCGGCCTTGGCATTGGCTGGTGGATCGATCATCGTGGCATAGCTGGAATTAGGTCCGATCTAGCGGACGCTAGGCACGAAGCACAGCGCCTCAAAGACAAGGTGTCTTGACATGGCTCAATATTCCTTTGAACGACTGCGGCCTGAATATGAGGGGCTGTGGGGGCAAATGGTCGTGCTCAAAACACAGGCCGCGACCGATCAAGCCAAAAAGGTGATTGTCAATAAATCAAGGTATCTTGAAGTCGAACGCAGAACTAGCGTGCCGTGGTTTGTCGTCGGCTGCTTGCATATGCGGGAGAGTAACGGCGATTTCAAGACCTACTTGGGTAACGGGCAACCGTTAAACCGTGTGACCACAATCGTACCGAAGGGGCGCGGGCCGTGGGGTTCGTTCGAGGATGGCGCAGAGGACGCCTTAGAAATTGACCATCTAGACCAAGTTAAGGCGTGGTCTGCGGCGCGCGTTGCCTATGCGATGGAATCGTTCAACGGCTTCGGATACCGTTCTCCTTCGCGCAATATTCCATCACCTTATTTATGGGGTGGCACTAATGTACAAAAATCAGGAAAGTTTGTCCGCGATGGCGTATATAATCCAAAAGTCATGGACCCGCAAATCGGAGGCATGGCCGTTCTTAAGCAGATAATGAAATTGGATTCTACAGCAAAGTTTAGTGCCTCGCCTCAGAAGCCTGCTGCACCGCCTGCCGATGAAACCCCGACCGTATCGCCAAAAGCAGAAGACAATGAGAGCCAACTGAAGCCCCTCGCCAAGTCAAAGACAATGTGGGGCAACACCATTCAATGGCTATCCGGCGCGGGCGCGACAGTCATGGCGGCTCTAGCTGGCGTACCGTGGCAGGTGTGGGTTGTGATTGCCGTGTTGATCGTGATCGGAGCCTTCCTTGTCTACAAAGGCAGGATCGACGTGCAGAAAGTGGTGCAGCATCTCAGTTCCGATGATACAATCGATGAGGCTGCGTGATGTGGTCATTTCTTGCTTCGTTTATTGGAGGTCCAATTATTAATGGACTGGTCAAAGCCTATAAGGCTAAGATTGACGCTAAGAGCAAAGACAACGCGATGGCTGTTGATCTTGCGGCGAGTGAAATCCAAGGCGAGATTGCATTGCGTCAAACAGAGGCGTCAATCATTCGTCAAGAACAGGGCTGGTGGCTCACAGCACTACCTCGTCCCATTATGGGGCTTTCAGCGGCTTTCTTGGTAGGGAAGCTATTTGTTTGGGACCTAGCCCTTGGTCAATGGACAGGCGGTTCAACCGACTTACTTTCAGATCAAGCCTACTGGCTTCTGACAGTAATTGTTACAGCCTATTTCGGGAGCCGTACTCTCGAAAAAGTGGTAAAAATCTTCAAGCGATAAGGCGAGTGTGTAATGGTAGAGGAACAAGAACCCTTCCGTCAAGCGACTGAGCTTGTGTTTGACCGAAGGGTCAATCTTGTCAGTCTTGCAAACTTGGTCGTTCTCGCAGGAATTCTTATTACGGCGCTCGCTTCCTGGTATGGAATGGTGGGAAGGGTGGACACGCTCAGTGTTCGAGTTGATAGCCTCGGGCGTGAGCTGTCCGAAGCACGAACTTTGACCTCCAGTGTTCAAGCTCGATCTGATGGTTATGCCCGCGAACTTCAGGTGAAGAGTGAGAACATTTCTACGCGACTTTCCGTGGTCGAAACACATGTCGGTACAATTCTAAGCACGGTCAGCAGAATGGAACTGCGACTCGACAGCACAAAACGCTCAGATGGCCCTCGTTGAAATCAACGAACTTGGTTCGATCGGCCTTATCCGGGACGTGGAAAGCCATTTGCTTCCGCCCGAGGCTTGGACAACCGCCGACAATATGCGATTTCGAGACGGTGGCGCGGAGCGCCGAGGCGGGCGTGCGCAGGTGTTCGGAACGCCAGGCGTCGCGCCGCATTTTGCAATGGCGGTTACGAACTCGGCTCAGACGTGGTGGCTTTACACTTCGCTAACAAAGGCATATGTTTTCGACGGGACAACGCACACAGATATAACGAGGGCGGCAGGCGACTACACAACTGGAGCCAGTCGAGACTGGAGCGGAACCTTGCTCGGTGGGGTTCCAGTTTTGAACAACTTTGCAGACGTGCCGCAGTATTGGTCGGCTTACGCTGCGGCGACTGATCTTGTGGCGTTAACAAATTGGCCCGCGGGCAATCGCGCGAAGGTGATTCGAGCATTCGGCGCCTCGCTTATTGCACTACATCTTTCGGATAGCGGAACGGTTAAGCCACATCTTGTTCGCTGGTCACACCCGGCGGACCCTGGAAGTGTACCGTCTTCGTGGGACATTACCGATGCGACAAAGGATGCAGGTGAAACGGACTTGCCGGACGTTAACGCAGGGCTAATTCGCGACGGGCTTCCACTTCGCGGCAACTTCTACATTTATAAGGACGGGTCGATTTGGCGCATGACGTTCGTGGGCGGCGCCTTTAAGTATAACTTCCAGGTGTTTTCGGAAGCGGCAGGAATTCTAGCCCCGCGCTGCGTGACGCTCACAACCGACGGCACTCAACATGTTGTTGCAACGCAAGACGATGTGATTGCGCACAACGGTAATTCGGTTCAATCGTTGCTCGACAAGCGAATGCGCCGAACGCTGTTCAACAACATTGACGACGACAACTACCTCAACTCGTTTATCTTCACTAATCCGTTTTCGAATGAGATTTGGTTTTGCTACCCAGAAAGTGGAAGTACCAATCCTAGCCGTGCCCTCGTTTGGGCTTATAAGGAAGGGCAGTTTGGGGCACTCTCAGAAAAAAGTGTTAATTTTCGCAATGCGGCGCAAGGGATTATTGAGTCTGCCTCTAATGAAACCTGGACAACAATCACCGATACTTGGGCAACTACGTCGTTGCAGTGGTCGCAAGCAACGCGGCGCAAGGTCGTGTTGTGTGGAACGGACGCGACGAAGTTCTATCAGCTCGACGAGGGAACCACGGACGCGGGGACGGCGATTAGTGCAACGCTTCAGCGCGTTGGGCTTTCGATTATTGGGAAGGATCGAAGAGGAAATTGGGTCACAGACTTTAACTCGCGGAAGTTTGTAACTCGAGTGTGGATTACGGCGAGCGGTGGGCCGATTAATGTTCGGATCGGACATCAGAATGTGCCAGACGGGTCAGTAACTTGGAGCACGGTGAAAGTGTTCACGCCCGCGACCGACAAGTGGGTGGACGTTGCGATTTCTGGCGTGGCGGTTGCGATTGAGTTTTCGGCCGCAGTTCACTTTCGGATCTCCTCGTATAAGCTTGAGCTTGATGTGATTGGAGAATACTAATGGTGTTCGTTCCGACACAGGCGCCGGTTGTTAGTGAACATGATGTGCAAGAGCTCGCAAAGTGGACGGAGACTGAGCTTCAACGCCTCGCGCAGTTGCTCCAGGAGGATGAAGGTGTTCCGGCGAACGAGTTGCATGTTGCACCGGACAAGCCTCGTGAGGGGCAAAGAGCGTTTGCTGATGGAACAGACTGGAACCCCGGAAGCGGGCGCGGCCCGTATATGTATGTTAGCGGGGCGTGGACGTTCA